CTGGCTTGACGTCAGCGAGAGAACGCATAACTGGAATGGAGCGAAGCGCCATTCTGACATATTGGTCGTATGCGGCCTGTACTAGGGCGCTGATCGTCGAGCTAGATGTGGGGGTACCTGTTGGGATAGCCATTTGGGTCTAGCCTTTCGTTTAGGATTGGATGTTAGAGTCCAGACATCCTGATGACTTCATCCAACTCTTCACGGCTGTTTGTATTAAGAAGTTTTTGCATAATATCTGCGTTGTGTTCTGGCGATGAGCCGGAGTCTGCAGTATTAGTCATTCTCTTATACGCTGCTGCTTGTGCTGGATCTACATTAGGTGTTGCCTGGGGTTGGCTAGATTCAAAGCCGAATACATCGGCGTAGTCGTCTAACCATTTAGACAAAGACTCTTCAGTTGGGTCAATGTCCTGCGGAATAAATGAAGCAATCTTGCCGTTTATCCCGCGAGTTGCGAGGACATCCTTAATTGCTCGTTCGCGTTGGCCTTTGCTGAGGTTATCAAACTGGGAGCGAAGCTCTTGCAGTTCTTTATCCTTTTGCTTTGCAGCCTTGCGTAGTTGCTTTACAAGGTCATTAGACGAATCATTTGTGAAATCGTCGTCGTCATCCTCGTACTCGTAATTGGACATATGTCCTTCTCCCTATCATTAGTTGATTGCGCTAGCCTCATACTCGAATGGGGATTCGGTATGGCTCTAACTCCTGGTAATTGTTGTCGCTCCACTAGGCCAGTCGTTCTAGTGGCAGGTTTATTTAGTACGCGCCTGCGCGGTCCCTTGCTAGCGCTCCGCTAGTAATTCCAGTCTGACCACCAAAGGTAGCCTTCTCAAGTCCAGTAATTTTCTGACGCGCCTTACGTGCTTCTTGTGCGCCAGGAATATTAAATATTTCTTGCTCTGCTGTTGTCTGTGTATAAGGGTCCTCTTGATAGATTGCAGCAAGTTGTGAACCACGCTGTAGCCCAGCACCAATAGTTGAGTAGCCTGAAGTAGCTGCAGCCTTATCAACACCGTACCTGCCGAGTTCTTCAGCACGGGCAAGATTTGCTGATAGTCCAGATTGAAGTGCAGCTCCACCAATTTCAGCAGCAGTAACCTTACGCTTGATACTTTCAAGTCCTTGTGTCGGATCAAGTGTATAAGCCAAGATATCGCCATTGGTAATATCAGGATAGAACTGCTTAAGTGCTGTAGTTACTTCTGGGTTAGCGTTAATAACGCGCTTCTGTGCCGTAGCAATACGGTCTTCTAGTTCTGTTGAAGAAACGTCATTAGCAATAAACTTCTCAAATCCTTCTTGACGACCCAAATCTCCACGTGTGTAATATGAAGCAGGTAGCCCATAGTTACGCATTACGTTCTGGTACTGGTCTTCTAAGTTAATATAAGTTGCCTCATCGATAGCAGCTAATCCTTTAGCGATACGTTGCGCGTTAGCGGCAAAGCGCTTCTTGTAAGCATCTGTATCACGTAGGCGCAGAGTAAACTCTGCTGGTGATAATCCCTGTACAATAAAATCTTTGAGCGGGTCTACCAAAGCACCCATTCCATATTGAGCAAACTGGCTGTAAAGCAAGTCATAAGCAGACTGTCCTGCACGACGCTTTTCATCAGCTATACGTGCTGCTTCTTGTTTTGCAGCTAATGCTGCGGCTGCAGCCGCTCCGCCGTCTCCTCCACCTGTATCTCCACCGCCAGCACCAAGAGCAAGGTTTGCTTTCTGTAAATCTCTACGTGCCTGTGTTGCTACTTCTCTATCATCAGCAGTTGCTGCTCTTAAATCTCCAGCTGAAAATTTTACTGGGTTTGTTGCAACCTTTGCTACTTCTTCAAGTTTAGTAACTGCTTCAGCACTTTTGTTAAGTCGAGCAAGTAAAGCCTCAAATGGGTCAACAGCTTTTTTCTGTGCAGATACTTTTGCGCCATAAGCGGTATCTTCTAATTTAGCCATCGTTACCCCTGGAATCCAAAGTCTTTAAGCACCTTTAGTGCAACATTTGATACTTCTTGTTTTGCTTGGTCTGTGTACTGCCAGCGAGAATCTTTACGTAACTGACGCTGGAATTCATACAATGGAACTTCTCTGTCACCGGTTACTGCTGAACGCAATACTGGGTCATTAAGTGTAATTGTCTCTGGGTTAATTTCTAATGTACTAGCCATAAGATTCTTGTATGGTGCATAGACTGCCTCTAAATCAACTCCATTATCAAGAAGTGATGCTACGTTCTGAGGCATACCAATCTTGGCTGCGCTGCGGATGAGGCGCTTATATGTATCAATAGACTCGCCTTTGTCAATCTTTTGTAACCATTCATCTATGCTTGAGCCAAATGTCTTATCCAAATCAAGACCGTTTGCTGCTGCAACTGCCTGAAGTTTTGCATAGTTATCTCCTGCTTGACCCTTGCCAGTTTTGCCAATCTTACCTCTTACAAGATTGCGTAGTTGAACTGGGTCATTCTCAATAGCCTTGTCATAAACTTCAGTAGCCAAACCAAGAAGTTCTTCTTCTGTGATATCAGCACCGGTTGACATTGCATATTCAGATAGCGCTGCAACTGCGCTTTCTACACCACGACCATAAGCAGTTGTTGCTTTAGCCGCTGCGATTTTAGCTTCATCGCCTTTAGCATTTTTAATGAGATCATCGTAGATCTTCTTTTCTTTAGCACGCTTAGTAAGGTCAGGTGCCTGTTGCTTAACTGTAGCAAGTTCTTCTTTAAGAATAGGTGTCTTGTTAATCTGGTCAAGAATAAACTGAGTCGTATCCAGAGCTGTATACTGGATTCTAGCCTTCTTGCCATTAACGGTTGTTTCTTTGTACGAAGTAGGATTGTCTAACTGAGCCTTCTTTAGTACAGGATAAAGCGCCTTTACTTCTTCCGCTGTTGCATCTCTTCCTAGTGAATCTTGAAATACGGAATTGATTGCTTTCTTAGCATCTGTTGCACTAGATATTACTGGATAATCTGTGATTGGTGGTATGTTTGCAGCACCGCTTGTTGCCGCATCTTTTGTGCGACGAGTCTTGTAATAGGTAAGGCGGTCAATCTCTCCAGCTACTGTCTTGAGCTGAGCGATTTCTTTTTCAGCATCAATAATAGCATTCTGTAAATCCAAGAAAGACTCTATCTTGCCACTAGGAGTGCCTCTTAGGAATCCAGCTGTCTTAAGATCTTGTGCAACAGTTAGACGTGTTTTTTCGTCTGCATTATAGAGATTCTTAAGAAATTCTGTTAATGTTAATACTGCCACTTTAGTCTCCTAGTAATCTTCCATAGAGTACATTGTAAGCACTCAAAGTGTTTTCGTTAAACTGTGATAGTTCACGCATCTTGATAATAGTTCCTTCTTTTTCTGAATCCTGAAGGATGCTTGTACCTGAGAACTGGCTAAGAGCCTCATAGTTTTCCTTGTAAGATACGTAAAGATCATTCATTTGTTTTATGACATCAAATGTCTTTGGTGCTGCCTTGCGAGCAGACTTATCGTTAAGCATTTGCTGTAAGTCATCAAGGGCACGTTGGCGTTCAATCGCTTTTCTTCCACCCTGAGCAAGTTCTTCCTGTACCAATGGACGGAAGCTCTTAAAGTTCTTAGCCCAATCAGTCCATTCAGCACGAAGCTGGCTACGCTCAAAGTCAGTACCCACTGCTTCAAGGTTTGTTTCGTATTCGCCCTTCTTGGCGTAATATGTTTGCATATCTGCTGCTGTCTGCACTGAACGCAGGAAATCATCTACACGCTTATTCTTACGTAGACCCATATCGGTCATAGTCTTATAGGCATTCCAAGAATAACCAGACTTATGTGGAATTAAGAAAGCCGCACCCTGTGGATAACTCTTAAAGAGATCTTGGTTGTTATCTACAAACTTTCCAGATTCATCAGCGTAACGGAAGTAAGCAACAGTTGAACGTTCTGATTCAGATATTGTAAATGGAATCTGGTCTGGGTATAAACGTACCCATTCTTTCATAGCAGTATCATAATCAGGAGATCTATCAAGCAACCCATACCAAACTTGTTTGAAGTTTGCTTTTCCATTCTCACGTACCCAGTCTGCCATTTCTGACTTTAACTGTACGGTTGGTGTAGCAGGTGCTACAAAACCATAAACAACACGCAATCCAAGGATTGACTGAGTTACGTTGTTAAGGCGTTCACGGTATTTATCCAACTCACCCTGTGTTGGTGGGATTGGGTTATTATCTTTATCAAACTTTTGTTGTAAACCGTGTCCTGAAGATTCAAGATAAGTCATAGCTTTACGCATTGCGGATGCGTATTGTCCATCACGTTCATCTTTACCCATTGCTTGGTATATTCGGTTAACGTGAGCTGGTAAAAATGCAGACACAAATGATTGATCTACTGCATACTTACCAAGACCATATTGAGTAATGACATCTGATGCTCCTGGTGATACAAAGTCTAATAGGTTTGCTACAACTTTGATGGAAATTCCAGAAACTGGACCAGCAAATGTTGGAACCATAGACTCTGGGTTCAAAGATGGTGTAATCATTTTAATCTTTGCACCAAACTCAACAGGCATAGGTACCTTAAATTCTGCCGGTACACCAAATGCTGTCATTACACCTTGAACTACCTTGTAAACGTGCTCAGTTCCTGGGTATACAAAGTATGCCTCGCCCTGATCATCTTTTTGTACCCAACCTGAGTGAGTTATTCCCTCGTATGTTAGTTGAGCACGACGAATTGACTCTGGGTTATAGCGTACGCTACGATATAGACGACGATAGAAGTCTTCAGTAGCACGATAGAAGCGTGCAAAGTTACGAATAGAGAAAGCAAATTGGCTTTGCACTGCAGGATTATCTACATAAGCAAGCACTTGTAAGCGTGCCTTATCTTCCGCAATTTCTGCTAACTTCTTCTTAGCGGTAAGTTCAGCCTTAGCCAGTGATTTCTCACTTGTAATACCACGCTTATAGGATGCAATGAATGCCTCTTCAAAACCTGTTGATTTGAATTGCTTACGAATCTTAATCATCTCAGCAATAACCATAGGCTCGCGTGATAGACGTGCGTTAGCATTACCTAGCCAATCCCAACCCCACTCCATCAAAGATGCTGTGTAGTTACCTGAGTCTGAAATTGATACAAGTTGTGGCCCTACGATGTAATCGGGCAGGTCTACATTGTTTGTTGGCAGATCATCTAGTCCAAGGTTTCCTGAGATTTGGTATGAACCTGTCTCTGGGTCCAATGAACGGACTTTGCTAAGCAAGTTCTCGTTAAGAGTTATGCCATCACGTTTAACAAACAACTGCTTTGCTGCATCATAGATACGCTGTGCGTGCTCTGCCTGACTAGCACCACGCTCTTCAATACGAGCCTGTGCCATAATCTTTGGATTGTCTTTCATCCAGTCCATAATTTTAATGATAGCTTGTCTTTCGCCTTGTGGTGTAGAAGCAAGATTTGCTACTGCAATACCACCAAGGCTATCATTCGCGTAATAACCAATACGCATAACCCAAGCAACGAGAGATGCTTCGTTAATAACATCTGGCTTGATTTCGTCAAAGCCCTTTTTACCCTTAGCACGTCGGAATCCAGCACCCATATCGTACTTAAGTTCAGCTGTGCGAACTTTGTTTTTACGAGTATGAGCAATAGTCTTGCTGTACTGGTCAACGCCAGTAAACGCGTTGCGTCCACCTTCAACAACATCTGCTAAAGCATTGTCAAGATCTCCGTAAAGAATCTGTTCTGATAGTAACTCACGGTCTTCTTTAGTTAACTTGCTAATACCAGTGCGCTTATAGAAACGTGCCATCTTGCCTTCATTAAGGGCTTGTGCAGTTATCTGACGAATTTTTTTAATATCCCCTGCGGCAACATCAATAGCTTTTGTGTAGTTTTCCGCTTCAGATTTATTAATGAAACGCATCACTCCACCAAGTGGATTAGCTGCACTCTTTTGGAAATCTGTTAAACCCTTTTCCATTGGACGTGCAGTACGCAAACGAGTTGATAAACCTTTACCGGTTGCTAATCCCCAGGGAGATTCACCGATTGCAAGGTGTACTAACAAATCTTCTGTTGCATTACGAAGAGCATATCGAGGTCCAGCTAAAGTAAGAAATGACCAGTATCCAGTCATCTTGTCAACCCAGTCTGAATGAGCAAAACCAAACATACGTTGTACAAGACCAGAACGTGCAGATAGTCTGTCAATATCTTTGACGCTTAGTGTAGTTACAAAGTTAGAGAAGTCAGACGGAATAAGACCGATTGATTCACCGTCAGGAAGCATTGATGGGTTGTATCCATCTGCGTTACGTGCTGCATAAATAGCGTTGGTTTTGCCCAAAGCTTTTTGTGCAACTTCACGGGCTTCCTTAGTAGCACTAGCGCCACGAATGTCAAGAATAGTTCCTTGTAGGCCATAGAAGATTTCTTTCTTACGACCAATTTCAGAGTTGTCAAAAGCCTGTGCAATTAATTTTGACTCACGTTGTGGCAAAGTAAGACGGGCTAACTGATAGATTTTAGTACTAGCATCTTTTGCTGTGACATCAAGTACGTCACCATCAAAGAATGGAATGTTCTCAAAGCGGCGCTTAAAGCCATCAATACGCTTTTGCACCATTGCTGTAGAAAAACGAGCTACGCCTCTAGACTTTGAATCAGCCTTTACGATATCAGAGATTGTTTTCTGACCGTTAATAATAGTTTCAGCAACTCCATCATCAGTAGCTGGAGCACCAAAGAATAGATTATCTACAAACTTAGGACCGATACGATCTAGGTCAAATACTTTATTTGCAGTAGTAGCAATGTTTACACGTGTTTGACGTGCTAAGTCAAGGCGTGGCATTAGAACGCGCTTGCGCCCTACTGAACCCTTAAAGATTTCTTCTGTTTGCTTAGCATTCTGGAAGAAAGCCTTTGCGGTCAAAGCATCAGTTACTGGTACTTCTGCTTTAAGAAATGAGTTAACAACTGCTGGACCAAATTCAGGAGCAATACGCTTTAAGTTGTTTGTAGCAGCAACTGCTTCTACTGTGTTTCCAGCTGACTTGGCTTTGTTCAACTTATCAAGTTCAGAACCATATGTGTTCCAGAAGTTTGTTACTTTTGGATTTGCAAATACTTGTTCTACTTTGTTCTGCCCGATAACAATATCAAGAGCATACTTCTTTGCATCCCAAGCACGTTTTACTTTACCAAGAACAAGCGTTGGATCCGCAAGGATTCTCCACGCAGCATCAATAGTTCCAGAGACAGGTTTGTAGAAAAGACCTGAGCCTTCAAGTTGTCCTGGCAAAACTGCATTTGCTACGTCACGTCCAGGTGAATACTTTGCTGCATTGATAGAATCAAGAACATCTTGAAATCCTGAAGCATCAAGCTCGCCTGACTTGTATCCCTTTTGAGCGACACGTGCCACTTGCTTTTCTTCTTCAGTTCCTTCAGCAACAATCTTATCTAGACCTTCGCCAGATGCAATACGAATCGCTACATTTACTTGAGCATCACCATAACGTTTGCGTGCTTTTTCAATTCTGTTTGGATCAAAGACTTTATCGCCTTTATCATTAGCAACATCCCAAGCATTCTTGAGTCCAGATAGCCCCTTAAACTGGGTTCCTTCTTTTTGCTTCTCAAGAGCATTAATATCAAGACGGCTAAAACGATAAGCACGTGTGGTCAAGTCAGATAATTCTTGAAGACCAGTAAGAAGTGCTCCACCTGTATAATGCCAAGTTGTTCCAAGCCATCCACGAGAGTCAGGAGAATCTCCTGCAACTTGCTTAAGGGCTTGTTGCTGTGCTGGAGTTTTAGAGTTATATGCCTGTGTTGCAACATTTGATGGGAGGTTGCTTAGTTCTCTATGAACTCCAAGAGTTTTATTGAGAGCTTCAATCTCTGCGCGTTCAGCATCACTTAAACCGGCAGCAAACGCTGCTGCATTTAAGTTATCAGCCATTAGTCACCCCGCGCTAACGACTGTTGGTATAAAATTCCAATTTCACCTGTACTGTCAAATGGTAACATTTTAGCCAAAGTATCTGAAGTTTTAACCGTTTGCTTACTCATCATAAGAACTTCTGGACCCGGACCTGCTCCTCTTGTAATACCTGCAGTAATAGGTTCATCAGGACGCTGTGATGGTGCGTATAATGGTGTAACTGTTTCTGTTGCCGCTGCACGTACTTCGGATGCTGCTAGACCTCGTACTTCACCAGTTTTAGCAAGTGGAGCGCCTGATTGAATAGCTGCTGTGTCTACACCTTCTCCATAGGCAATAGAACCCATCTGCAAATTATCGGTACGTGTTGAATATTTTCCAGGACCTGCAGGACCTGCCAATGGATTCATTGGTGCTGTTGTCATCGGTCCTCCTCTAAAGTCTCTAAGTCTTGCGCCATCTGCTCCCACGCCTGATTAGTTTCAGTCTTGTGGTTAGCGTGATAAACGCTTAATTCATATAATGATTCAAAAAATCCTGATGCAACTTGCGATAAGTTATATGCAGTCTCTGCAAGTACTACTACCAAATCAGAAGAGCGTACAGGACGACGAACTTTATTATTGTCCATTGTCCTATACGCCTTCCACTAAATTTGTTAACCCTTTTTAGTCTTCTTGCCTGGACGGCCTTTTGCCATCATTCCGAAAAATACCTTGCCACCTGCTGGCTTAGAGGTATCCATCTTGCCTTCCTTCGGCTTTGCCATTGGTGCGGCTGCGCGTGATCCTTTGTTCATATTTACACCTCCCTCGCTTAAGCTGCGCCGGAAATACCGGCTAGTAGTTGAGCTATATCTGGACGTTGACCAGCAGCAGGGGCCTGACCACCTTGTTCTTGTGGAGGTTGCGCTGAGGCTGGGGCGGGGGCCGCACCTGCCGCTGGAATCTGTTGCTCCATACCTGGTGCCATAGGTTGCATCTCTGGTGTTGGTGCTGGTTCTGGTGCAAATGCTTTTTCAATAATGTTTTCTAGGGCTTGTCCCTTTTGGCGACCTTGGATAACAGTTGCGATACGACTGATAATCTCTGAAGGGTCTTGGCCCTGCGCCGCGAGAGCCGGTATTGCCTGTGCATACTGAGCAACAGCAACACGCAAAGAATCGCGCATCTCTTCAATGTCAACACGTTGTTCCTCTTGTGTAACGTTAAGGTCCATTGGAATCTCACGACGTACATAGTCACGTGAGACAAGTTTATCTGAACGCATTTGTAGTAAAGCAATGATGGCGCGGTTAGGATCCATACCGGACATAATGCCGTAACGGACATCTACGCCGTACTCGCCTTTAATGTCGCGTGATGGGATGTACTTAAGTACGTAAGGTGTTCCATCATCAGAACCCTTGATAGTTTTTGGAATACCACCAAAGATTTTCTCATCTGCTTCAAAACAGATAGCGCTAAGTTCTTGG